TAAAGTAGGACGATTTTGAGCTCCATCAGAATTAAACTCCACTCCACTCATATCTATAGGAAAGGGCTCGTAGGTTTGAATATTAAAATCTCCCGTCCTTTCTCTAAAATAAATGTAGCCAGCAGCATCCTCTGTTTCAAAGCCAGGATGAAAGTATAGAACTGTACCATTTGGTAATGTAAGCTCAAATAAGTGTACAAGCTCACTTCCTGGTTCTATTTTTTGTACTACATCAATTAAGTCTGTCATGCTTCGTATACTCGTCTAAAAGTTGCACTCGCAGAAGGGTATCCATCATTTGTGTACGTTTGTCCATAATTATCACAAACTACTTTAATACTTGTTTCTCCTCCAACCCCATTATCGTCTGGAAAAGTAAAATCAAAAGATGCCACTCCTCCAAGAGACGCTAAATATCCAACAATATCATCAATTTCTGCTGCCTCACGATTATTAAAACTTACACTAAAAGTTTCTTGTATAGGGTTTAGCCCATCTGCTATTCTTTGTTCGTACCCATCACCAAACTTAGCAATACGAACACGAGGCTGAGACTGTCTTCCAAGCCCTTTATCAGGAACAATATTTCTACTACCATAAGTTGCTGAAGTTGTAAATCCAATTGCCATTATGCTACTCCATACGGATTAAGTATTCCGCCTGAACGTTTTTGATTCTGAAGCTCTTGTTGTACTGCTTTTGCAATAATATTTCCAAGATTTCCTGCCTGTGCTGAGTCTTGCTGCGTATTTGAAGAAGCACGACCCTGTCCATCTATCGCTACATTTACTGTAACATTGTTATTTTGTCCTACACCAGCCATTTGTACAGGAATTGATTTACCATCAGGCAAAGGAACTACAGCTTCTGTACCATGTAATATTGCAGGATAGCCTGCTCTTGGGCCTTTTGCAACCCCTCCTGTAGAATACATTTTAGCACCTTCAGATACAATTCCACCTTTGGCTAATTGAGGAGTATTTGTAACTCCAATAAAGTTTCCAAAACTGGTTCCACCTAGAGCTGAGGTTAATAGCCTTGTAACAAGTAATTTTGCTATTACTTGTGCAAGGCTCTGAAGAAGAGACTTAGCTAAGTTTGCAAAAGCCTCTTTAACACTTGTAGTTCCTTGAATAATACCATTAAAAGCCTGATTTAGACTAGACTCTAAAGTATTGCCTACAGTCATTCCAATTTCTGCTAAATCTGAAAATTGTTTTTTATTTTGCTCATATTTACCTTCTTCTAAAGCAATTTGTTCATTTAATCCAGCTATTGCATTTGTTCGTAGAATATTGTCTGCCTCATTCCTTGAAATTGCTAATGCTGCTTCTTCGCTACGTAATTGAAGCTTTAGCCTCTCTAGAGTATTTTCTTGCTCTAGTAACTGAAGTCTTTCTTGTTGTTCCTGTTTTAAGGTGGGAGGCAGCATTCCAAGGGATAATTTTTCTTTATTTAAATCATTAAGAGCAGTTCTATTTCCCTCTAAGCCTGTACGAATATTAGTAAGTTCATTTTTGAAGGCTTCTGTGCCTCCTGCATCTTTAAATACCTGATCAAAAGTATATTTAGACATTCCTACTTCGTTCAGCTCGTCTGCTAGCCTATCATTTTGCGTCGCTAAATCGCCTAAGTTTTTTAAATAAAGCTCTGCCCCTAATAAATTATCTGGTGAAATTTGAGTCGGTAATTCTCTTATACCCTCTTTTAAATCATTTACTCCTGCAGTAAAGGACAGACTTTGAGCTTCTAGGTCTCTAATTGCTTTTATATTTCCCTGTCTTACATAAGCCGCTAATTTAGGGGATAGCTCTTGTAAGGAGGGTCCTAGCTCTTTCAAGTACTCATCAATAATTTGTTTCTTTTGTCCAGCATCAAAGTCATCATCTAGTAATGTATTTAATTGTCCAGATATTCCTAAGCTACCTACTGCAGTTGCTCTTTGTATCCCAGCCTTTGTTAAGTCACCAGAAAATTCCCTAGACCTAATTCCCTCCAATATATTTTTTAATTCTTTGTCTGAGCCTTTTGCTATATCTCTTGTATTTTCAAGAGTATCATTAAAAGCTAATACTTTTTGTCTTGCGTCTTCCCAACCTTGAAGCGTTGCAAAAGTTTCTGAAAAGTTATCTTGCAATACGGTTAACTGAGTATTTGTTTCTAATAGTTCTAATTTTTCGAAGTCTATGCCAGGGATTTTATTAAAGTTATCAATTGCTTTGTTCAGAAGTAGAATAACTCCATTTATTAACATTTTAAATCCATTATAAATAAACGATATAGCTTTATCAATATTTTTTACAAGAGTAGCGGGCGCGTTTATAATAGCCATAAAGGCATCATAAACCATTTGAAGAATTCCAAGAATAACAGTTGCTTTCATAGCAGTATTCATTGCTTTACCTGCAAAAGTTGCGGCTTTTCCAACCGCATTAAAAGCTTTAGTACCTATAACCCCTACCCTTTTTAACTCTACATTCACTCTTCCAATTGCTCTTGGCAATACATTTTTTACCTTCGCAGCAAAAGAAGAGCTACTTGTTGTCATTTTCTTAAATGACTTGTCCATATCTCTTACAATAGAAATACTTACATCTTTAAATATTCCTTTTGTAATTTTACCATGTGTTTTATAGTCTTTTTCTGCAGCAAGTAAAGCTTTCTTTAAATTTGCTCTGTCTCTACCAGTCATAGTGCCTGCAGCAGCTCTTTGTAGTACTGGAGACTTGGCGCCGGCATCTACTAATCCCTGTGCTCCTCTTTCGACGCCTGCAGATCCTTTAGCTTGAGTTTTCATTAGAGCAGTCTTTGTGCTTTCTAGTTTTTTTCTATAAGAGTCCAAATCAGCTTTTGCCTGCTCAAGGGCGGCGTGCTGTTTATCTGCAAAGTTCTCCATCCCCTCTTTCAGCTGATCTACAAAAGGCATTGACTTAACTATGCCTGCAGCAATAACTCCAAAGAAAGCTACCGCTACCATTCCATTTTCATTTATTATTTTTGCTACTTTCTCAAAAACAGGGGCAAGAAACTGAGTTACTGCATTTACAATATCTTCAAAAGTTTTTGCAAGCTCTACAAAAGGATTTGTAGTACCTTCAAAATCTTTAAATTGAGTTTGTAGTTGGCGCTGAGTTTCTATAAATACTGCTTGGCTTCTTTCAGCTGCAGTTAAAGACTTTGCTGTTTTACCAATAGCAGCCGCATAATTTTCTGTTGCTGTTTCTAATCGAAGTGTAATACCTAGTTCGTCTAAGAGTTCCGGCTCAGCTTTTGAAATACCTCGTACAAGACGATCAAAAGAATCTTCAAAGTTTCTTCCTAAGGCTTGGGATACTTTTCTTGCTCCTACTGCTAGTTCTTCCATTTGAGCAGGACTAAACCCTTTTGCTACACCAATAGCAGCTGCCTGGGCGGCTTCTCTAAATCCTAACATTCCTCCACTTGCTTCTCGTAACCCTTGTGTTACTGTTTTTAAAGCAAGACCTGTGGAGTTACCATACTGAATTTGTCCTTCAATCAGATTCGATAAATCAGAAGCATTTCTAAAAAAGTTAAAGGCAGCCGTAATTGCAAATACATTTGCTGCAAGAGTTGCATAAGCAGGAACAAGGCCTCCAGTAATACCTTGTGCCATTTTAGAAAAGTTTTTAGTTGCATTTGAAGACGCGCCTGCAGCACCCTTTACCTTTCGATCGGCAGCTACACTAGACGTGCCTAAGTTATCCATACCCTGGGCAGCTTTCTTAGCTTTTTTACTAATAACTTCTAAGTTACCATCTTCCGTAACTCGTACTTTAAGTTTTACTTCGTTTTTTGCCATTAGCCTTTTATATTATGGGTATACTGCTTACCGCTGTTTTGTTTAGATTTACGTTCTTCTTCTTTCCGTTTTCGTTCTGATTCTTCTGCTCTTTGAGACATCAATTCTCTTTCATAAAGCTTCATAAAATATAAAATTTCTTTAGGGTCTTCTATTTGATACGTTTTAAATAAAAAATTTGCAGAAGACCAGTCTTTCCCCATGTACATTCCAGACATACCATCCCAAATATCTGAAAGTAAGCTAAACATAAAAAATGCCACTTGTACCTCAGACGGAAAATCCGACTGAGAAAGTGGCATCTTTTGTGGATCTGGCATGTGGCCTAACTGCTCACAAATACGTAAATATTTTTCTACATCAAAAGAAGATGTTTGTTCTTTTACGTACCTAGCAAGTAGCTTTTCAATTTCGGCTACTTGCTCCCAGTAAAATTTTCTAGGTCACCCGCGGTTTCTGTCACCCAAGTATCGAAACCATTTGAATTTTTCATCATAGTTTCAGCATTTTCTTGGGTATAAACTAATTCATCCTCGGGGTCAAGATTAGAAATATCCACCAAAAGAAACTCTTCTAGGTATTTGTATTTCAAGCCTTTCCACCCTTTAAGGACTGCTTCCGTATAATAAGTAAGAAACTTATCATCATCTAAAACTTCTTCTGGCGTATGAGTCTTTTTATTAAATTTTGTACTTAAGCACTTCTTTCGAAGTTTAATTAATTCTTCTCTTGCTAAATATGTTAAATCTACTGTAAAACCTTTATAACCTGGAAAGTCTACGGCTACTGTTTTACTTGGAGTCATTAGACTCGATAGGGAAACTGGTGCATCACTCATTTATAAAATTCCTTTATTATTATTAAAAAGAGCAGGGAGGTAAAAACCTCCCTACTTTTATTTTCATACCATATAGTATAATTCATATGACCAAAAAAGTCAA